TTGTTTTTTTCGTTGAAGTAAAAGAATTCGTTAAGAAGCATAATGTATTTATTATTGAGCTGGTGCTTCTGGTGCTGCTTCTGCGCCGGCTTCTGCTCCTGGTTCTGCGGCCGCGGCCATGTCTAAAGGTGTAACTTACGGGTGCAATGCACAATATCGTGAGTTTGAACCAAACTATCTAGTAGCTGTAGATGTAAAAATGGTTAATGAAATTGTAGAATCCGGCTATCATAAAAAACATCAAGTGTGGACCAACCCCAACAAGGGTATACAAACCAAGCACGGTATTAACTTTTTTAGTCCACATAAGGGATGGAGTTCAGGGCCCACAGCATTATGGTTCGCAGCTACTCAAGAACACAAGACCATCTATATTTTTGGCTTCGATTATCAAGGCATTGACGGCAAGTTCAACAACGTTTACGCAGATACATTTAACTATAAAAAATCAACAGATGCTGCCACGTATCACGGAAATTGGTTAAGTCAAACTGAAAAAGTAATCCGAGAATTCCGTCACACTCATTTTTTTAGGGTAATAGAACCTGGTGCATTTATACCAGACAAGCTAGGCCCCACCTTGACTAATCTAAGTCACATCACCTACGACGAATTTAGTAGAAGTATTCCTGATACTATATATTCCAATCAAATCAATCAAAAAACTACCATTTAACGCCAGATTGTAATCTTAGTGTTAAATAAACAACAGCCCATACCATACGAGGAGATAAACTATGGCCGATAATAAACTATTACAACAAATGCTTGAGCATTTGGTCAACGACGATCAAGCTAAAGCAGAAGAACTGTTCCACGAGTACGTGGTTACAGCATCACGTGAAATCTACGAATCTTTGATCGACAGCGAAATTGCTGAAGAAGAAGAAAAAGATGACGATGATGAAGAAGACAAAAAAGATGACGATCTTGAAGAAGAATTTGAAGATATTGCCATCGAAGGTGACGACGATATGCCCCCAATGGGCGGCGATCCAACTGACGACCTAGAAGGCGACATTGATGCAGAAATGGATGACGAAGGCATGGGCGACAAGTCCGAAGAAGAACTATTCCAAGACCTAGACAGCATCGTAGATGAACTACAAGCCAAATTTGACGAACTCAAAGGCGGGGACGACATGGACGACATGGGCGGTGACGACATGGGCGACATGGGCGATGAAAAAATGAAAGACAATTTCGACCTAGCCACTGTACGTGAGTATGTTGAGAAAGTCAATGGCGGCTTCGGCGCAAAAATTGGCGGCGACAACGGCGTAAACACCAAGTCTATTGTAGCTGGTAAGAATGACATGGGCGGAACAACTGCTAACATCGCTAAAGGCGGAGAATCTAAAGGCGAAGGTACAAAAGGCGGTTTATTAGCCCCAACCACAAAGCCACAAGATGGTGGAAATATTAATGTTCCTGGCGGCAAAGCCGGTGGTGCTTTCTCTAAGAAAGAGCCAGGACATGGTGCTGAGAAAGCTGGTGCAAAAGAATCAGCTGACAACAAGCAAAGCCTTTTCCGTGGTCGTAGATAATAGGACTTGACAAAGGTGAAAACTACTCTATCAGAACATTTGAGTTTTGACCAGGCTAAGATTGTCTTGGAGCGCGACGAAGGCAGCGACGGTAAAAAGTCGCTGCACCTAAACGGCATTTGCATTCAAGGAGACATCCGTAATGCAAATCAGCGTGTTTACTCTTCTGAAGAAATTGGCAGGGCTGTCAAAACGCTCAATGAACAGATCGCTGGTGGCTACTCCGTTCTTGGAGAAGTTGATCATCCTCAGGATTTAAAAATCAATCTTGATCGTGTGAGTCACATGATAACCAAGATGTGGATGGATGGTCCTAACGGCTACGGAAAACTAAAAATACTTCCAACTCCAATGGGTCAGTTAATTCAGTCCATGTTGGAGGCAGGAGTAAAACTGGGTGTTAGTTCCAGGGGATCCGGCGAGGTAGACAGCGGTGGCAAAGTACAGGGTTTTGAAATTATCACAGTAGATGTGGTTGCACAGCCCAGCGCCCCGGGAGCTTATCCAACACCAGTATACGAACATTTAATCAACAACACAGGCGGTTACAAGGCATATCAAATTGCACAAGAAGTCCAAGGCGACCCAAAGGCACAGAAGTACTTAGCAGAGAGTCTGAAAAAAATCATTTCAGGCCTCAAATAACAGTAGGAGAATCACATGCTAGACATCGTAAAACAATTGTTTGAAAACAATGTGATTTCCGAAGAAATCAAATCGGAAATTGAATCAGCTTGGGAAAGCAGAATTCAAGAAAGCCGTGACCAAGTAACTGCTGAACTACGTGAAGAATTTGCTCAGAAGTATGAGCATGACAAAGGCGCAATGGTAGAAGCTGTAGAAGCTATGCTAACAGACCGCTTACAGGCAGAGTTAGGTGAATTGGCAGAAGATCGCCAAGGACTTATTGAAGCCCGTGCCAAGTATGCTAAGAAAATGAAAGACGATTCCAAAGCAATGGAATCATTTATCTTTAATAATCTCAACAAAGAATTGGCAGAATTACACGAAGATCGCAAAACAGTTGCAGGCAATGTTGCTAAATTAGAATCCTTTATCGTGGATGCACTGGCGAAAGAAATCGCAGAATTCCACACAGACAAGAAAGACCTAGCCGAAACTAAAGTAAAATTAGTACGCGAAAGCAGAGCTAAGTTTGACAATCTCAAGAAAGATTTTATCACAGCAGCTTCCACAAAAGTAGCAGAAACAGTGCAGAACGGACTACGTTCTGAAATGACTCAGCTCAAGGAAGACATTGAATCAGCTCGTAGAAATGACTTTGGTCGCAGAATTTTTGAAAGCTTCGCAAGCGAATACGCTGCAAGTCATCTAAATGAGAAATCTGAAACAGCAAAACTTCTTAAAGTTATGCTGACTAGAGAAGCCGAATTAGAAGAAGCAGTGAAGATTGTTGCAGAATCACAAGAACAAGTAGCACAGAGAGATCGTGAACTACGTATTATCAAAGAAAACAACCAACGCAAAGAAGTTATGAGCGAATTGCTAGGACCGTTGACTGGAGATAAGCGTCAAGTAATGGGCAGTCTACTTGAGTCAACACAAACAGAAAAGCTACGTACAGCTTTCGACAAATACCTACCAGCAGTAATGAATGGTGGAGCACCGGCGAAGAAAGTACTATCAGAAGGCAAAGAAATTACAGGCGATAAACAGGCGCACCAATCCAGCGGTAAAGAAGAAAAAACCGCTGAGATATTTGACATCCGCAGGCTTGCGGGACTAAAAGTTTAAGGAGAACTATAATGTCACAATTACTCGAGTCACGCTGGTCGGAGACTAAAGAGGCCCTATTAGAAGGTCTTCAAGGTAACAAGCGTTCAGTAATGGCAACAACTCTAGAAAATACCCGCAAGTATTTGGCAGAGAGTGCCACCGCTGGTGCAACATCCGCCGGTAACGTAGCAACCCTAAATCGTGTGATCCTTCCAGTGATCAGACGTGTAATGCCAACAGTCATTGCTAATGAACTAGTTGGTGTACAACCAATGACTGGCCCAGTTGGACAAATCCACACTCTACGTGTTCGCTACTCTGATACAGTTAGCAGAACAACAGGTGGATCTACAACAGCTGGTGAAGAGGCACTAAGCCCATTCAAGATTGCTGAAGGCTATTCTGGTGTTACACCAGGTAAAGCTGCTGCTACTGCTGCACTAGAAGGTGTTGCTGGTAACAAACTAAGCATTCAAATCTTGAAACAAACAGTTGAAGCTAAAACACGTAAGCTATCAGCTCGTTGGACATTCGAAGCAGCACAAGATGCACAAGCCCAACAAGGCATTGACATCGAAGCTGAGATCATGGCAGCTCTTGCACAAGAGATCACTGCTGAGATCGACCAAGAAGTTCTACGCAGCCTTGCTTCATTGAGCTCAACAGTATTAACATACGACCAAGCTGCTGTATCTGGTACAGCAACATTCGTTGGTGACGAACATGCTGCTCTAGCTGTTCAAATCAACCGTGCTGCTAACTTGATCGCTCAGCGTACACGTCGTGGCGCAGGTAACTGGGCCGTTGTTTCCCCAACAACATTGACACTACTACAATCTGCTACTACCAGCGCATTTGCTCGTACAACAGAAGGTACATTCGAAGCACCTACAAACACCAAGTTTGTTGGTACATTGAACAGTGCAATGAAAGTATATGTTAACACATATGCTGAGAACGACAACGTTCTAGTTGGTTACAAAGGTGGTTCTGAGTCTGATGCAGCAGCATTCTATTGCCCATACATTCCATTGATGAGCAGTGGTGTTGTTCTTGACCCAGCAACTTTCGAACCAGTCGTGTCATTCATGACACGTTATGGTTATGTTGAGTTGACAAACACAGCTTCTTCTCTAGGTAACGCAGCTGACTACCTAGCGACTGTTGCTGTAACATCCGCTAACCTACGTTTTGCTTAATCTGTAATACGTAAAACGCAAGTTCAAAAAGGCTCTCCGGAGCCTTTTTGTTTGACTTAAATATCAAGATGAAAGTAGAATCAGACAAGGATTTTAAACAACTTCGTGAACAGTTTACGGCATGGCGCAATCGCTTTCCTATGTTTATTCATGATGTGCAACGCATTGAAAAAATAATAAATCATCACATTACTGCGCACAGTAAAATAATGGTCATGTACAGACAGACCAAGAATCGCAGTTACTTGGAAAAAGCACAACTAGAAATCGACACTATCAACACGGTATTAGCCACAGTGGAAAAAATGGAACTGATGAGTCTACTGAGCCGCGGATAAATAAAGTATCTAGAATTTATTATGCGGTACCCACCGCGTAGACCTAGAACGTCAAATAAAGGAGAAATCAAATGGGACGTCCAGTAAAAAGAGATGTAAACGGTATTCAAGTTTTTGGCACATATGCATCAACTAATGTAGGTATTAGAGTTGTTGCTAATATCGGCGGTACAATCAGAGATGATGTGTATATTCTTAAACAAGCAGGTACAAGAGCATATAGAGTGTTTGATGTATCAGATAGTGCAACAGGACTATGTAGATTGGTCAACAAAGACAACGACAAACTATCAACAGGCGAAATGGTGATGTCAGGTCGTGTAGCTGCTGATGCTAGTGAAGCCACCAACGGTCGTAGAATTAGGAAGTTGACCAAGCGTATAGCTACAGATTTTAGTGGCATTCGTTACAAATGGTATATGGCAGACGACTCTGGATCAGACGATATTTTATTAGTTGCACTATAATCTAGGACCGTAAATGGGACAGTTTCTCAGAGTCAACGGTGACTACAACATTCGAGCAGGCGATGGTGCCAAGATAACACTTGACACTGGCCCTGCTGCGAGTGGCGGGTTGGTTAGAGTCACTGGCAATCTTGTGGTTGAAGGTGATACCTTTAATATCAGCACCACTAACTTGACCATCGAAGACAACATTATCTCGCTGAACACCGGAGAAGTTGGTCCAGGTGTATCACTGATATATTCAGGTATTGAAATTGAACGTGGCAACACATCTGCAGTAACACCGCAGAACAATGCCAGCTTTCTCTATGATGAAAGCACCGACTCATGGATACTGGCACACGGGTCAGCACCTGGTCCGTTTAACTTTGATGCTAGCAGTCTAAGACTCAAACAGATACTTACAAACAGCACCACTGATTCAGGCGACCTTACCCTTATAGGTACAGGCACAGGAGTAGTCAAAGTCATAGGTACTACAACCTATGAAGCTCAAGTCACACACGATGATGATCTTCCTAATAAAAAATATGTAGATGACGCTATTCAAAACAATCCCACATTTCAGATTGTAGCACCACAAAGTCAAGACACCAAGGTTGTTATTGCAGATAAAGAAATAACACCTAACACTTCGGGTACAGCTGGCTCTCTAGCCTATTTCACAGCCACAACTACTCACAGCACCTACGGTGAAAGTGCGGTGAGTATCATTGTTGACAATGCTTTGGTAGGACAGTTCTATACTAATAGATTTGAAATAGGCGATTTAGAAGTTGGCGGTGGGCCTGATCGCAATGAAATAACTTCTAGAGCCAGTATCACCAACGAAAACATCTATGTTCGAACACAGGGCACAGGCAAACTACAAACCAACTATGCAATCCAAGTAGAAAACATTGGAGTGGTTCCCAGCTACGTGTCAAACAGTGTGTTGTTGTATGCTGCTGCGCCTAGTATAGGAACCACCGGATTATATTTTGTCAATGACAGCGCAGAAGTAGCTAAACAGAACGGCGAGTTGATAAGTAAAAACAAAGCACTGGTATTCAGCATGCTATTTTAAGAGACACATATGATAAGAAATTATGAAACCCCAGAAGGCACACTATCACTGATTGATTCTACCAGTGTTGCAGTACCTGTAAAAGT